GTTCCTGGCAAGCTTAATTCAGAAGCTATCCAGAACATGAGGAAATCATGGGAGGATATGCATGCGACAGTCAAGAATGCACATCGAGTAGCTATCCTGCAGAATGGTGTAACCTATCAAACAATCGGCACCCCACCCGATGATGCCCAGTGGATAGCCTATAGGCAGTTTCAACTTCAAGAGGTGGCTAGGTGGTTCAAGATTCCAGCATCCAAGATTGGTGCAGGGGCAGGAACTTACAGCAGTCTGGAACAAGATAATTTAGCATTCCTTCAGGAAACTTTGAGACCATGGCTAATCCGATGGGAACAGGAAATTAACTTCAAGTTGATAAGCTCGCTGGACCAGCTTTATGCAGAGCATAATCAAGATGCATTACTTAGGGGTGACACCGCAGGTAGATCATCTTTCTATGCTCAGGCTTTGAACTGGGGCTGGCTTAGCCGTAATGATGTTAGGGCACTTGAGAATCTCCCAAGCATATCAGGACTTGATGGGTACATGATCCCAAAGAACATGGACCCTGCCTTTGGCCCTGGTCAATCTCAGGTGGCAGTGGATGCAGCAAAGATGCAGGGGCAATTGCCTACCAGTCCACAAGACCCAACAGCATTAGCACCAATAGCACCACCCACCGCAGATGTTGCAGCAACAGCTTTGAATGGCGCACAGATCACATCGTTAGTGGATCTGGTGGCCAAGGTTGGAGAAGGTTTGATCCCGATGGAATCAGCCAAGGCTATTGCCCTAGCATCATTCCCATTTTTGGATCAAGTTGTTTTAGATGCAATCTTCTCAGGTCTGAAGATTACCCCACCCACACCTGATCCAACCCCAGCACCTGCACCCCAACAAAATACCTTTGGCTTTGCTAAACTTCTGGAAGCTGCCAGAAAACAAATCCGCAAGATTGAAGCAAACCACCTTGCAAGGATTTCTAATAAGCCTGGGGAATTCATCCCAGCACTTGAGAAGTTTCTTGAAGCCCATCAAGAGAGAGTCCAGATTATTTTGGAACCTGTCCTTGAATTTATCCAGCCAGAATCGGGTGGTAGTGTCCGAGCTGCTGCAGATCATTGTGAAACATTGAAAGCTGAATGGTTGGATCTTGCTGGCAGTGCCACACCTAGAAATCTAAAACTTTTGGCCGATGCTAAATTATTGAACTGGATTGATACCAAAGCTAACTGGGAGAAAGTCACATGGTTAAACTAGAAACAAGATTCACCACAGAATTTAGGGTAGAGCAAGATGGGAAAAAGCTAGTGGGTTATGCTGCAAAGTTTAGTCCTAATAGGTCTCAGGATCTAGGTGGATTCCTTGAACAGATAGATCCAAAAGCTTTCAGCCGATCACTGGCACAGGGTGCAGATGTTCGGGCACTTATTAACCATGACCAAAACCTAATCCTTGGCAGATCCACCAGTGGCACCCTTAATCTTTCAGTTGATTCTGAAGGGTTACTAGTTGAGATCACCCCACCGGACACATCTTATGCAAGGGATCTAATGGTTAGCATGTCCAGAGGTGATGTTACCCAGATGAGCTTTGCCTTTGTGACTAAGAAAGATGCATGGGATAAAGAAGGTGATTCCAACATCAGAACCCTGCTCGATGTCGATCTGCACGATGTCAGCGCAGTAACCTATCCAGCATATTTGAACACCGAAATAGGGTTGCGATCATTGCAATACTACCAAGAGCTAGAGCATGAACGAGACCTAGAGATCCAAAGGCGAATGAATTTAGTGCAGATACTTAAGATTAAATAATTTAGATATCGCAAAAGGTATCTGCTACCATGGTTTCATTACTCTCTAACTGAGGATGGAACCATGGGTCATGCTGTTTTTATTGTGCTTCACTTTCTGGCATTCATGTGCGGATTCTTTGGGTTGTTCATAACCATACCCCTTCATGTGATCTATGCAACGATGGCTAATCAGAACAAGGCACCAGCACCACCACAAAACATGGGTCATTTAATTGGATTGTGTATTCGGGTGGTTCTAATATTCATTGCAGGTTTTATTGTCTTTCTTATATTGTCCCCTGTTTATATTTACCTTAAAAGCAATATCTCTTGGTTAAGGTAAGCCCCACCACATTCATCAGCCCCTAGCTAATCCCTAGGGGCTTTTTTTGTTCTTAGTTCACGCAAAGCCATTTCCCTGAACTAAGCCACATCCTTAGTTCATGATCCCGAACCTAATTGCGTGATCATCAATTAAAGCACTTGTTTCTAGCCATTCGCCATGCGGTCTTTTCCTTCATTCCATACGATTTGACACATTTCCAACCCATGTAAAAATGGGGGAAGCCTTGCAGTATTTACGCATGGTGGCCACCGGAGCATTCCGGCATGGTGCCACTGCGTATGCGGGCACCTTGAAGAACTCTTTTTCAAGGAAAAATACCTATGAGTATTTCAGAAATCAAAGCCTTGCAGCTTGATCGCATCGAGAAAGTAAACTCGATGGAAACTTTGGCAGCTAGGGCATTGACCCCAGAGGAACAAACTTCCTTTGATAATCTTGCTGCATCCGTAGCAGATATCGATGTTCGACTTGCAGTGCTTGAAGATGCTGCTGCTGGTTCTGCATCCATGCAACAGAATTCAGAAAAGCTTGAATCCGTCAAACGCAGTGTAAGAAAGTCTGCACCGATTTCAGCACCCCACTTTGTCGCTGATGTGTCAGACCGCAAAGCAAAAGCTAATCAGTCCAATGCTCTGCGTGGTTGGTTCACCAAAGGCACACCTGCATTCAGAAATGAATTCGCTGCTGCTGCTAATGAAACTGGTTTGGACCTCAACAGCAATACCCTTGATCTTGGAGCTACCCGAGCTGCCCAGGGCATTGGCTCTGCTGGCATCGGTGGCGCACTCACTAACTCTGGTTTTTATGACACCCTCACAGAAGCCTTGAGAGATTATAACTCAGTTATGCAAGTTGCTACTGTTATCAGCACCAGCACTGGATCTGCACTTAATTTCCCATTGCTTGATGAAACTGGTGTGACTGGTGAACTCTTAGGTGAAAATAGTGCATCAGCCCAAACTGCTTTCACCACTGCAACCAAGACCCTTAATGCTTATAAGTATTCTTCCAAACAGATTCTGACTTCCTATGAATTGTTTGAAGATTCTTTGATTGACATTGAAAGCCTTGTAGCAAAAGTGGCAGGCACACGATTGGGGAGAATTACTGAAAATCACATGAGCGTAGGCACAGGAAGTTCCCAGCCAACTGGCATAGTAGTAGGTGCAAACCCTTCAACTGCTGTTGCTAGTACCACTGCAATCACTGTGGCCAACATCATGACCTTGATTGGTAATGTTGATCCAGCACACAGGGCTAGCCCTAAATGTGCATTCATGATGAACTCAACCACCATGAATCAGATTGCATCTATCCTTGATACTGCTGGAAGGCCGATCTTGGTTTCTAACTATGTTGATGCATCTGGCCGACTTCCTACCATCCTTGGCTATCCTGTTGTCTTAAACAACAACATGGTATCTGCTGCTGCTGCAACTAAGCCTATCATCTTTGGTGATCTGTCATCTTACACGGTCCGAACTGTAGTAGGTTCTGGTGGTCTCACTTTGGTTCGCCAAAATGAAACCTATGCAGCACTTGCTCAAATCGGCTGGGTAGCGTTCAGTAGGTTTGATGGTTGTGTCCTTACTGGGAACACTACCACCTATAACCCAATCTGGTCCCTATTAATGGCAGCAAGCTAATGAAAATAAAAATGATAATCAGTGTGGCCAGTGCTTGGGAAGACACCAACGCTGGCCTAATCATAGATGTGCCTGACGATGTAGGTGCTGAATGGTGCAGGATTGGTTATGCCACTCCTGCCACACCAGCAGCTAAAGAAAAGGCCAGTTCCAAAGTCATACCTGAGGTAAGAGATCATGGAAATCAAGGGCAGAATTCAGGTAGTGACACCACCGACAACCGAACCTCTGACATTGTCAGAAGTAAAAAGCCATCTAAGGATTGATGGCAATTATGATGATGCGCTTTTAAATAGCTGCATCACCAGTGCAAGGATGTTTTTTGAAAGTCAGTGCGAAATATCCATAGCCAGTCAGGAAGTCTTGCTGGCCTTGGATTCTTTCGATGACATTGTTTATCTGCCAAGAGGACCAGTCCAGTCTGTAGAAGATATCAGCTACGCAGACACCCAAAACAATACACAGACTTTGGCTAACTGGATAGAAGACCTAGTGTCTAACCCAGCGAGAATCACACCAGCTTTTAATCAGTCATGGCCAGCAACCGCAGAAGTGGTGAACGCTGTGCAGGTTAGTTACACCACTGGCTACAGTACGGCAGAATTGGTTCCTAAATTATTGAAATCTGGAATGTTATTCTATGTGTGTCATCTATATGAAAACCGATCAGCGGTCACAGATACTGATCTTAAAGAAGTTCCAATGGCAGTGGCTTCAATCGTCACGATCTACACCACAGGGATCTACCACTAATGCGACCAGGTCTATTGCAATACAGGGTGGAGATTCAGACACAGACATCAACTAGCGATGCCATGGGGCAACCTGTGATGAGTTGGACCACATCCCAAACAAGGTGGGCAGGAATAATCCCACTCACATCCAGAGAAGGATTCTATGCAAAATCGGTTAGACCCGAACTTTCCCACCGGATAACCCTTAGATGGTTTGATGGTTTAGAGCATGGGCACCGGATCAAAATGGATGCAAGAATCTTTGATATTGCATCCATCATTAATGTGGATGAAGGCAACCACACTTTGCAGGTGGACTGCGTAGAGGCGGTGAGCTAATGGGGAAATTAGATAAATCACTTTTGATTAAGAAGGGCAAGGTTTCTATTGAAGGCTTAGATGCCCTGTTGCAGACCTTCAAAGATTTAACAGGTGGGAAGAGTGATGGAAAGTTAGTTAGTGCCATGCGCTTTGCTTTGCAGCCCCTGCAGAAGCAAGTGAAAGCTAATGCACCAAAACAAAGAAGCAATAAAAATAAGTCTGGCAGGACTGGCCTATTAAGGAAGTCTATTGCAGTGAAGGCTAAAAAGTTTGGCAGGGGAAGTAAAAAGAAAATATTAGGACTAGTGGGTCCAAAGTTTGGCACTTCCATCACATTAAAAAACGGTCTTAAAATTGAGCCATTTAGATATGCTCATCTTGTTGAAAGAGGGGCAGCACCGCACACAGTTTCACCAAGACGCAAAGAAAAGAACAAAAGTTTTGTGGGTCCAGTTATGCCTGGCAGATTTAAAAGCTGGCAGCACCCTGGTGCAACGGCAAAACCGTTCATGAAAACTGCACTTGCTGCTGCTGGATCACAAATATTTAGTAGATTCTCAGAAAAGATGGCTGAAATTATCTCTAAAATAGGGGTAAAGAAATGATTGAATCCGATTTCTATTCATACATGACAGGTGAAGGATCCATCACAGCACTGCTGGGAACGAGGATCTATCCAGATGCCAGCCCGCAGAATGCAACGCTACCACTTTTGGTTTATGAAAAAACTTCTGTGGATAGGCAGATGACTTTGCGTGGGGCTACTGGTGTTTGCACTGCAAGGATAACTTGTGACATTTTTGCTGCAAGCCGTACAGTTTGCGAATCGATAGTAGAATCAATTAGACTAAGGGTAGATGGGTTTCAGGGAAACTGGAACACCACTTACATCCATCAGTCCAGATTAGATTCTGAGGATGTGGGGTGGGATCTGGAATCTGCAAAAGATACTGGGATCCACCGAGCAACGATTGATGTGGTGGTCTTATTTACTGAAACTGTAACCGACTTTTTTGGAGGCTAGAATTATGGCAGTTCAATCGACTTATGGTGTTACCCTTACTGCTGGCACTGCTGTTGCTGAAGTTATTTCTATAACTCCACCAGTTAGCAAAATAGGTTCGATCCAAGTAACGAACTTAAGCACAGCTAATCAAGCTCATGAGTTTATAGCTGGGTTAGAGGATGCAGGGGAAATGACCTTTGAGTGCAATCTAGACGCAACAAATTTTGCTGCACTTAATGCAATAGCAGTGGCTAGAACGGAATCTGCTTTTGTCATAGCCATTCCTGCACCTATTACCCTTTCGATTACTGTTAATGGATTTATCACAAGCAGGGGCATTAGTTCCATTGCTGTGGGTGATGAACTGATCAAGTGTACTTTCACTGTTAAAGTCTCGGGTATTTGTTATCCAGACTAATAGGAGTCTTTTGTTATGGCTTTATCACGATCACAGATCCTTGCAAAAAAAGACAACTTGCCCAGGCAAGAGGTTTTGGTACCCGAGTGGGAAGGATCTGTCTGGGTCAGAAGTCTGACAGTTGGTGAACGAGACAGCATAGACAACGAATTCAACGCAGCACGAGTCAAGAATAAAACCCCTGACAACCTTAGAGCAAGGATGCTCATTAAAGGGTGCTGCGATGAACAGGGCAAAGCCTTATTCACTGAGGCTGATATTTCAGAAGTGAATGTGTTACCTGCAACGATCTTGGAAAAGATCTTTGATGCGATCTTGAAAATAAATCGTATTGGTGCAGGTGCAGTAGAGGATGCGGAAAAAAACTAAGGGAAAGCCCATCTAGATTATTTTTATTTAGATTGGCTGGCCACTTAAAAAAGATGGTGTCAGAGATCGAGCAAGAGATGAGCCACAGTGAAATGATGGAGTGGGTGGCTTTCTCTCGGATCGAACCCATTGGGGATGCAAGATTAGATTTCTTAGCTGGATCCGTTCAGCATACCCAAGTGGCTTGCACTAGCACTAGCAAACATAAGCTAAGTGATTTTATCCCTGACTGGATGGGTGAGAGGGTAGAGCAAAGGCAAACACCCGCACAGATAGCAGCAATGTTAGGTGGGCTGGTTACTAAAAAAAGGACTTAGACCATGGCAGATACATCTCTAGGAAGAGCCAGTCTAAGTGTTACAGCAGATCTTTCAGGCTTCACATCTTCCCTAGACACAGCATCCACAAAAGTTCAAGCCTTTGGTAGTAGCAGTGTAGCTGCAGCTATGGATGCGGTTAAGGTTACCACCGCAACCGAAAAGGTAACGCTATCGCTCGAGCAACTCCAACAGGCAGCAGCATCAGGTTCCATCAATGCGACCATGTTTAAACAGACCTCTGCAGCAGCTAAGCTTGCAGTGGATCAGATGGTCTTGCTCGATGGCGCAACCCTGTTGTTGATGAAGGATGAAAACGAACTTCAATTCCAGACTGCTAAACTTCAGACAGGCTATAAAGAGCTTGAAAACAATCTGATGAAGACTGATGCAGCATTCAAGAATAATACCTTGCTAATTGAGTTGAACACCCAGAAGCAAAAGCTATTAGCCCTAGAAAACAAAAATGTAATCGCATCCATGCTTGCTGTGGATGATCAGGCAATAGGCTTTGCAGCATCTACCAAAACATTGAACGCAGAACTTGACATCAATGCTAGAAAGCTTGAGATTCAGGCTCGACAGATGATGTTAGATACTGGCGCAACCAAAGCCCTTCATGATGAACTAGTGAAATTAGAAGAACAGGAAAAAGCCCTAGCATTAGCAGAAGATAAAGTGAAGGGTATTAATCAACCAGTTCCAATCATCGAACCACCCGCAGTGGTAGAACCACCCAAGGTGGATACCAACACCCCTGAGTTTGTCCAGGAACAAATCAACCTGAAGTCTAAGACCGATCTAGCATCCAAGGCTTTGGAACTGCAAGCAAGACAGATGAACATTGATTCAGGGGCAACTAAAAAGCTTCATGATGAGATGGTCAGGTTGGAGCAGATCGAACAGAAGTTAATTGCTGCAGAGAATAAGGCCAGGGGAATTCCCCCACCCATTCCAATTAAGCCACCACCAATTCCAGAGAATAAGAACACGGCTGCCTATGTAACCAATGCTAAGAAAATGTCTGCAGAAACAGACATACTTAATAAAAAACTAGATCAGCAAGCTAGGCAGATGATGATAGCTGATGGCAGTGCTGCCAAGTTAGCCAAGGAATTATCAGCATTAGAAAAGGCTGAAAAGAAACTGTCCGATGCTGAAATAAAATTAGGAATTAGAAAACCACCAGAAGAGAAAAAAGCTAAAGAATCTAAAGGTGGCATGAAAATCACTGACATGCTAGGCATAGGATTCTTCACATCCGCATTCAGCAAGATCTTTGATGGGGCTTTGAATCTGGTAACTAAGATCACATCTTCTGTGATTGATCTAGGTGCCAAGGTTATTGATTCTGGAAGTAAGTTTCAGGAACTAGATAACAGGCTTAAGGCACTGACCGGATTTAAAGGGATAGCCAAAGGGCTGCAACAAATTATGACCACTGGCCCCAGTGCCAGCTTTAACGCATTGGGTGAAGCTGCTACCCGATTAAGCCAGATGAAATTCAGACCCGATGTAGTTACTGGTTTAATCAAGGACTTTAACAGACTGGGTGTAGCCCTAGGGAATCCCGAAAAGATTGTAGCCCTGATTACAGATAAACTAGCTGACATGGCTAGTGAGGGTGTGGCAACTATGTCTGCCTTGGGAAAACTGGCTGAAGAGGGGATCCCGATCTTTGAAGCCATGGCAAGTAGGATGGGAATCAGTGTTGATGAATTGAAGAGGCGAGTAGCAGCAGGGCTGATATCAGTTACAGATGCAGCGGTGGGTTTACAAGATGCAGCAGCAATGCCAAACATGGCAGCAGCAGCACAGGAATCTGCCAATAGTTTTTCAGGAGTCTGGAGCAGGGTTACCAATAATATTGAAGTGCTGATTCAGAAACTGGGAACCAGTCTTCTAGAGGGTTTTGGATTAGTCAACCTTGGTGATTCCGTTACAAACTTCTTTGATTCAGTCTTTAAAAAGGCTGAGGATCTAGAACCACTATTACAAAAGATAGGCGCATTTGTTTCCACCACCACTGGGATGGTGATGGATAATCTGTCCAGCATTGTGGATGAGTGGATTATCTTTACCGAAAAAATGACCATCGATGAAATGCTTGAACAGGTTCGAAAAGCTGCAGAGCAGATGCTAGCAGATTTAAAACCTTTTATTGATGACCTCAAATGGTTACTAGGTTTTGCCAAAGATGTGGTGGTCATCACTATCGACATCGTTAAAAAGGGTGACAGCATGGCCCGATGGATTCAGAATAATGTTCTCGATCCAGTAGCAGATGCAGGGGTGGCAATCGTTCAATCTGGTGCAGATGTCTACGACTGGGCAACAGGGGTGGAAACAATTGGTGGCAGCGCAAACAATGCAGCGGATGGGGTCAACAACCTAGCCAATGCTTTAGGGCAGGCAGCGCAGAATGCCCAAGCATTAGTGGATACTGAATTTAGTGGGGCAGGTGGTGGCTTTGGTCCTGATGATATTAATGAAATGATGCAACCTGCATCCAATGGGGGTGGAACTTGGCTAACTGCATTAGAAGAAGAGATGCAGCTAGCTGAAATGGAACTGGCTGAATTTGATAAGCAGTGGCAAAAGCTAAGTGATGAAGTCCAAAAGCCCATGAGGATAGAAGAACCAGGTTGGAAGAAGTTCTTTGCCGATAACATTACACCACTACAGCAGTATGAAAATGAAGTAGCAAAACTTAAAGGGATGATGGATGGATCCAAAGAAGGGGCTATGGCCTTTGCTCTTGGTAGTGCTAATGCCATTGCCAAACTAAAACAAGCCACTGGGCTAGGCGGTCCACAGCAGTTTGCATCCGCAGTTCAAGCTGGATCGGCTGCAGAATTCCAAGTCCGAGTTGATGAGATGGGCAAAGCCAAGAATGTCCAAGAAGAAATCAGACAACTCATGGAAGCTGCTGCTGAGATGGAGCAACAGCAACTTATAGCAGCGCAAGAAATTGCCACAGCTATCCAAAATTTACCAGGACTAATGCCAAAACCCCAAGCCATTGCTGTTGCATTGAACCCATAAGGAACTAACCATGGCGATAGATATCTTTGAGGAGCTATGGCAGGAGCGTAAAGGAACTCTGGATAAGAGTTACCAGAATACTTTTTCGCGGTCTTTCATCGTTCACACCGACTCCCTAGAGCAGACTGATATTAATATCTATGATGCCATTTATGGGCATATTAACTGCCCTCAGATTGGCGATCTTTTCCCTGGGGATGATGACAGCTATGCTCAGTCTGTAAACATCTCACCTGAGCAGGATGATCCACAGACTTGGAAAGTAACGATTGAGTATTCATCTAATCCAGATGCAGCTTCATCATCCCCTAGTGGCAGCACTCCACCACCCCAAGTGGAAACCCAGCAGGGAGGCCAGAAACCCGCAGACAGGGAAGCCAACCCCACCTTAAGACCACCAGATTTTAAAGTAAACTTTGTTAGTTTTCCTTACATAGTGCCGAACATCAACAACAGTGCAGGCGATCCATTTGTACCACCGATCACGATAGAAAAGTTCAGACCTATTTTTAGTATTGGCTGCAATGTTAAATCGATTAACAGCTACACCCTAGCCACCTACATAGGCAAAGTGAATTCTACTAGTGTGACATTTACCACAGGCACTGGGTGTGTTCTGAGCATCCCAGCAAAGACTGGGAAGATTAAGAACATCAACACGGAATTACTTCTTGAGGGGAAGCTTCAATACTGGCGATTGACTTATGAGGTAGAGATTAACACCAGCTTAAGCCCCACGGATGGAACCACAGTGATAGGGTGGGATATGCACCTTTTAGATATGGGCTATCGGATTAGGAAAGATGATGGTGAGAGGGCACCGATCTTTGAGGGTGGGGTAAAAATCACGCAACCAGTGAGATTAAATGGAGCAGGGAAGAAAACTGCTGCTGGTGCTGCTAATAGCTATGTAGTTTTTGCCAGTGCGGATGTCTACGGAACCATCGATTATTCCACTTTACCAGGACTAGGATTCTTCTAACATGGCTGACCCAGTAGCATTTGAATTTGAAACAGCAAAGCAACTTCTAAGACTCTTGAAGAAATCCAAGGATGGGGTTTTCAATTCAGAGGTGGATGATTCTATCCCACTGGATCATGCACCTGCATTCATTTGGGCCTATGTACCAGCCACAGTAACCTGCACTTATGACGAAACAGTTAAGGCTTGGATTATTGGTGGGGCTGTTACTTGCTATCCAATAAATTCAGGGGTAGATGCTGCTGGGTTAATGCAATGGGGAAAGAATAATACTGATGGTGTTGTCACTGGTGGGATTACCTGCACCACTTTCACACCAAAGCTAACCTCTACTCAAACGGCACCAAGTATAGGGAAGGGTTTCTACCTAGGCACAATCTTTGGATACAACGAATCCGAACAGCCAAGAGTGCTGATAGGTTTACCACCTGTAAACCCTTCTGGTGCAGGCTCCACCTTTGAAGTTGTCACGGGGGTGGTGTGTCATACCGATGGCAGCGGTATAGGAGTGACCACTGCGAGTCTAACTACATCGGATTATGATGGCGCAGTGTTTAAGAACTTCCTAGGGCTAGTGGATGTGGTGCCTAAAAGTTTTGTAGGTAATGCTTCTAGAATTGTGATGGTAAATGAAGCAGCAAACGCCTTGGAGTTTGGTCCGAACTTTTCAGGCGCACCAACGGCAGCAGACTTTCTAGGGTTGACCGATACGCCAAATAATTACTCAGGCGCACTTTATAAATCT